TCACGAACATGGAATTACTAGTACAGCCCTTCCTACCTGAAGGAGCATCATGGACCTACTAACCATGGCCTAGGAGACTCCCGTCTCTTTCGGCCTGTTCGGAGCCACCGGCGTAACCTACATCCGAAACTCAGGATGATTAACCTGATGTCATCAGGACGGCGCCTTGTGTTCTATCGATATCGCAAGCGGACATCGTCTCCTTGGGTCTTCGGTTAACACCGCAATCAGCTCCCTTCAGGCCCCGCGACGCTATTGCTAGCAAGGGCTCCATGACTGCTCTAAAGGCTCAAGTCGGGCAAGCAAGCCGACGGAAAGCCTCCAGTGCACACAGTCTCCCCAAGTACCTCTCTGACTCATATTCAGTCGGAACCAAGTACGAATCGGAGCGTCCATTTCCCCGAACGAGGGGCGAGCGTAACTGACCAACGAAAGTCAATACGCTCCTTATAGGTATCTTACGGTACCTATAACTCCGACGCACCTCGCCAACAGATGGCGAGAATACGTCTCTCTTACGTCCTCCATCCCTCCCCCAGCGCCAAAAGAAGTCCAAAAGGGCATCCTTTTCATCTGGGTCAGCAACTCCCTTAACCCACTCCAACTGTGGGTTGCAAGTTAGCTGGTCTAACTTAGGGAGATCACTAAAAATTCGGACTTTCCTCATAGTGGTCTCACGTCGCCAGGCAACGCGAGACCTAAAAGTCAGTCCGAGTTGGGAGGGAAGGAAGCCCCACTTACGACCTATGCGTGAACGGACAAAAGCGTCCGTCCACACCACCGAACCACGGCAAGCTGCTGCAGCGTGCATCATGCCGTCATAGGTCGTAGTAAACCCGCCTCTCCTAAGGTGCTTGACCTCATGCCAAGTACCCCCCCTTCTTAGAAATGCTGTAGAGTTGACCTCTACAACATTCTCAGATCGAATCGTTTTCTGGTCATTCAGGCAGTATCCAGAAGGATACTGGTGGGCCTGAACCGGAAGGTCGGCGGAAATGACACAATCATCACCGTTAACCAGAATTCGATGATCCCCACAGCCCCTCACTGCCCAACGAGCAGCAAGGAAACTATGGAGACAAAGAAGGGGAAAAGAGAGGTAGGACCCCATCATCTGTCCGTGTTGGACAATCTTCCCATCCACCACAGGGTGGAGGGACTCGTAGGCCAGCCTACGAACGGACCTCGGAATTCTGGTGGAACCAAAAAACAGAGAATCTAAGATTACCTCTGTCACCCGAAGGGACAGTCCGTCAGTGGCGTTAACCAGATCAATAGAGGTCTGGTAACGTCCAACACATATAGATGCCATCTTCTCAGGAGTCGGAGGACCGACAAGAAGCCAATCTGTCTCACGCCCCAAATGCCGATACAGCATTTTGTGGAGCGGAGCCAGGACGTCGTTCCACTCATCGTAAATGAGTAGAGGACGCACTTTCCCTGCGGAAAGTACTTCTTTGTATCTGCCCTGAGGATACGGTATTGCCGTCTCCTCAAGGCAGGCACTCCTGAACTCCCCCTGCCTACCAGACCAAATCTGATCAGCGCGTCGACGGTCGAACCGCGACGTACTGTTGGGTAGATGGCTCTTGACGAAAGAGCCATACTGCCTATCCCAACAAGCAGGGAAGAGTTTCGTAACTTCCTTTCGTACAAAAGAAAGGTATTCTGAAGATGGAGGGGGGGGGGAAGAAAAAGCGTTCGATTCCCACTTCGAACGCCCGGAGGGCACGTGGAGCCGGCAACCCGATGGCAGGTTGCGCTTGATGGAATTTACGCTGTGCGCAAATTCCCAGCGATG